CGCAATAGCATTCAACAAAGTAGTTTTTCCCACCCAACACGGGTGATAATCCACCGCGGGATTGGTGATAAAGGGGGGGGCGGACATAATCACGATCGAGGAAAAACGGTGATCGCGGCGGTCGGTCATGTATCTATTGCGGAACTCCGCATGAGATTGGGTGGGGGAGAATTGGGGTTGGAAAAGAGAAGCTCCCTGGGGGATCGTCAGCCGGCCCCAGGGAGCTTGGGTGAGCTTGAGTTGTTATTGCTGCTGTTCAGCGAGAGCCTGCCATTGGCGAGGTTCTGCATGATTCATTAATAGGATGATGGTTTTGCCGCGCCATTCGGCCTCGAGGGCCGGGCATTCGAGATCGTTCTCGGGGCAGTCGTCGTACTGGCAATCTTCGCCATGCTCGTGGGCGTCCTTGTAGTACTTGAGCGCGGCGCCGGCGATTTTGTTGGCGCGGAACCACTGGAGGGTCTCGATCGACGGGTTGATGATTTTATAGGTTGATCCGGACAAGTTGTCGTAAAACATCCAGCCGGGATGTTCGTAGGCCAGGCGCTCCTCGATGTATGGGGTTTTCATCGCGTCGAGCAGCCCTTCGTCCAGCGCGAGCTTCAGGCGCTCGGAGCCGTGCTGCCGAATCCATTCAGCGGCCTCGGACTTTTCCTCGGCCAGATTCCTCGACCGTTCATCCTGACGCTTTTGCTCCTCGATTTTTTCGGCCGCCCTCTCGGCCTCCCACTCAGCGTGGCGCTTTTGCTCCTCGAGTTTTTCCGCCTCTGCGCGGGCGCGGTTCTCGGCGATTATGCGCGGCAGATCGGCCTGGAGTTTAACGCGGCGCTGTTCGCGGGCCTCGATCCAGTTGACCATCTCCTGAAATTCTAATGGAAACGAGAACCTATCCGGCCTGATGCCGACCCCTTTGATCACGTCGTCCTCGATTCTGTAATCAGCCAGGCGATCGAGAGGGAACCCCTTCATTATGAAATCGACCATATCGATGACGATTTCCGTTCCATCGCGGCTGAGTTCGGCATCCGGCAGGTTGCCGAAAAACTCGATATCGTCGGGAGTGGTGATATCCGCTGTGATGGTTTGCTTCTCGCCGGCCGGCAGCCCGTGGGCTGCGGCGAACAATTGTCCCTGTTTGTCGATGCGATAGTTGATTGTGAGTTTCATGATGCGTCCTCCTGGCGCGCCCTGCGCGCCATCTATTTCAGCCGCGCGGATCGGCGGACCTCCCGCCGATCGCCGCCGGCCGAATGACCGGGTTGCGCCTGGGCGTCCACCGCCCGGCGGAGCAACTGCTCTATCATATTATTAATGGACCGCCCTTCGCGGCGGGCCATCGCCTCGACGGCCTCCGCCAGGTCCTGGGGGATTCGCAACGGTATTTGTTTTCGTGTCGCCATGGGACAATGATATCACATTGATGTCAGCTTGTCAAGGGGGGGGGATAGTTTTTTTGCAGGTGGGGCAGGTGAGGAGGGGGGTGTAGGTGTAGGCGGCGCGGTGGCCGAGGTAGATAAAGAGGATTCCGATGATGGCGCCGATGCCGGTCCAGAACGTCGTTATCAATATAATAAGACCGATGAGCTCGAGGGCGCAGGAGCCGCCGCCCGTGGCGCGCTCCTTTTTAGTGGTCTTCTTCAGGGGCTTACCGCAGTCGGGGCATTTGGTGAGCATGGGACGGTCTCCTTTTTTGGACTTTGTGGACGTGATGGACTATTCATACCAGGCGCCTACCACTTTGAACATGTACTCGATGCGATCCTGGTGAATGTAGATTGGCGGTTTCGGGTCGGCCTGGTCGACCGATTCGAGCGTATATTCCCGCGCTTCCCTCCTATAATATACCCGTTTAAACAACGGGCCTGGTCCCCTTTTTATCTTAATGATGGCGAGGTCGCCGTCCCGGACGGACTCTTCGGGCGAGATGAAGAGGCATTGCCCGGGCCGAACGACGGGGAGCATCGAGGTGTCCTTAACCCGCACGCAGCGGGTGCGCCTATCGATCGAGATCGTCTCATATTCGAGCGTATCCCATTCCACGTTTGCGAACGGGTTCGCCGAGGCATGGGTGACCACGGGGATTTCGTAGGCGCCCGGCGTCTCCGCGATCCGCTCGGTCGGCTCCCGGGATAAATAAGGATCGCCCTCGCCCGTCAAGAGCCAGTCGATAGATATACCGAAAGCATGTTGAAGCGTTTGTAGAAAATCCAGCGATGCTCTTTGTCTCCCACCCTCGACCTGTGAAACGAGGCTTTGGGGAACTTTTAATCTTGCGGCGAACTCGCCCTGCTTCATATTTCCTCTGATCGCCTTAATACGCTCGCCGACTGTTTTCATACCATCTAAAAATAATGCTTGACAGGTTTCATGGTGTATGATAAAATCCAAAATGAACTTACAAGAACAACCTGATCGGAGTAGAGCAAATGTCCGAAGTACAATTTGATGCCATTGATATCCACTATCAGTTGCGCAAACGGGGTAAGACTCAAACGGACATCGCCCGGCATTTGGGCGTCAGGCCGCAGGCCGTCAACCAGGTAATACATAGGAAGTGCCGAAGCGAGCGGATCGAGAAATTGATCGCGCGCTGGCTGCACATTCCTCATAAGGTCCTGTTCCCTCAGGCAGCCGCCTAGGGACAGGGCCGTCTTTATTTTACCCATGGACTCCCGTAAAATTCAAGTGTGCGCATAAAAAAGGGATCGCAACCGGCCAGGGTCGCGATCCCATGTTAGCGAAGGAACCCCAAAGTGACTGATCAGGTCAGGGTATTTCCCTATCGCCACTTTCTATTTTATCCCACCGGTGAATTCCTGTCAAAGCAAAAATCTGGAGAATTGTGACATGCCTCAGTCAGAGAATTTGATTGACACATCACGTATCGACATGGAGTTTCTGGAGGAGCTCCGAAACCTCTGTATGTACAGCACGTCGGACGAGTCGATCAGTGTGCGCGCGTTCATGGATTTTTACCATCGCGAGCGATATGGCCGCATGAGCGATCGCACGTTTTACCGGATTTTGGAGGGCGCGCGGCCGGCGCCGGTGAGCGTCATTGCGGCGCTGATGAGGTACACGAAATCTCCGAAACTGCTCTCCATTTTTGCGACAGATAAGCGGCTGGTGACTCAGCTCGTCGCCCAGGTGGAGATGCTGCGGGACATGGCGGATACGATGGCGAAGCGCCTGAAGGAAATGCAGGAGGCAGGGAAATGAACCGATACGATCCGATTTACCGGCCTCAAGGGGATCTTGGCAAGGGCTCGTATTTCTGGTGGGGATTCGTGGCCGGCATTGTGGTGATCACGTGGGCGCTCATTCTCGGGCACCTCGTGGCGAGGATTTTTTGATGAGGACACAGCGAAAGGGCCTTGACGGAACGGAATTATTTCGTGCCTCCTGGGCGGCCACCGCGGATGGCTCGGCCTATAGGATGGTGTGTCGAGGCCCGCTCCTCTTCGGATTTTTTAACCACGGATTTTCACGGATTAACACGGATTGAAGAATGAGAAACAAAATTCTGGGGAATGTTGATGCGGTGTTGGGGGCGCTCGAGCGCGGGCCGCTGACGCGTGAGGAGCTCAAGGCGGTCCTCGGCGATATTGGAGAGGACGCGTTGACGAATCTGCTGCTCGATCTGGTCGAGATGGATTTCCTCGAAAAAACGGATTCGGGTTACCGGATCGGGATGCGGCTGGCGATGGTGTGGAGGCGCGCGCTCGATCAGGAGCGTCTCGAGATGGCGAAGATTTACGGGCGCGTGAAGGCGCTCACGGGTGAGCCCGCGCTCGATAGCGACGTGGAAAAGAGCCGGGCGGAATGGGCGAATCGGACGCGGAAGCCAACCACGGATTAGCACGGATGATTTTTCAACCACGGATTAGCACAGATTTTCACGGATTGAAGGGTGGGGGGATGTAATGGCGGTGATTGATCTGGAGATGTTGGAGCGGGCGCGGCTGACGCCGGAGCAGTGGCAGGCGGTGCTCGAGTTTTGCGGGCACAATTTCGGGAATGCGATCAATGGGCTGATCGGGCTGGCGACGGATGCGGCCCGGCAATCGCCGGCGACGCTCCGGACGATGGGCCTGGCGACACAGAAACGGTATTTTGAGATCATGGAAGAGCTCAAGAAGAGGCAGGATGATCCGCAGATTTCGCAGATTAACGCAGAAAGGATCGGGGATAATGGCGAAACGAATGAAGGAGAATGTCCCACCGCCTGAGATTTTGGACCAGGTGGAGGAGCGGGCGAAAATAGATTCAAATGTGCAAACGTTTGCACATTTGCAGAGAAAACATTTACAGGATGTAAAACCGATCATTGCCGGACTGCCGACCGACCGGGGCGTTTTGATAGAGCAGACGCGCTTCTTTCTTGCTCAAACGGGTATCGCTTTTATAGAGGTCGGACGCCGGCTGATTGCGCTCAAGGAAATCACCGAGCATGGTGATTGGTTGACCCTATTGACGGAATTAAACATCGGTCTGCGGACCGCGCGATATGCCATGAAAGCGGCCGCGAAATTCGGGTCGGTCGCCGAGATGCTTCACCTGGATCCGTCGAAGTACATCGCGATTCTGGATGCCGCCGGCGACGCGGACATCAAATCTGAGGTTGAAGAGCATGGCACGGTCTGCGGGATCGGGATCGATGCGATCGATGCAATGACGAATAGGCAGCTCCGCGAGAAATTCAAAACGTCGCGATTGGAGAATGCGGCCATGAAGCGGCAGATGGAGCGGGGCGCGGAGCAATTGCGCACGCGCGATCAGCAGATACGGGACCTCAAGATCGGGCCGAAAACGGATTTGGAATTCATGCAGCGGTGCCAGGAGATCCAGCAGTCGGCGATTCCGGCGCCGGCGCAATTGCGCGTGATGATCGCGCAGGTGCGCACGCACAGCCAGGCGGCTGCGCTGATTGCGACGGCTCTCTACCTCGAAAAACAGATCGTGCTCGTGAGCGAGGAGATCCAGCGCACGCTCGATGCGACGTATGACGGCTCCGATGCCGGCATGGCGGTGCTCGAGAGCAAGCCGGACGGGATTAATTGGTTCGAGCTGAGCGTGTTCGCGTTTTTGGAGGAGGCGACCAGGAAGGCGAATGGGACGCCGGAAGAGATTGACGAGTCGGACATTTCGGACGGGTCGGATCCCGCGAGGCGCGGGACTTCGGAGACCTCAGCAAGGGCGGACGGGAAGCCGCAGAGACCGCAGAGGAAGAGCCCGCGCGGATGTGAACATTTCGTGCCGCTGCCTGCACATCTTGGCGGCGGACCGCTGAAGGAGAATATTTGCGCGCATGTGCAGGGCCCGTGCGAGGAAAAGCTCTGCTGCAAGAACTGCGGGAATACTGATAATTGCAATAGCCGTTGCACATATGCGGACGAGGGCAAGAGTTGACGAAGCGCGAGCTGACAGAGGCGCAGCTTGAGGAGATCGCGCGCGAGCTGGAGCAGGCCGCCGCGGGGACACGACCGGAGTCATGTCCCCGCGGCGAGGTGGTGGAACGGTGGGCGGGGGTGTATGGGGTGTCGGCTGCTCAGATCTATCGGTGGGCGCGCGCCGGCGGCTGGGCGAGCGGCCGGAAACAGCGGGCGGATATGGGGACACGGAGGGAATCGTGTCCCCGGGTTGCGGACGTGGAACGGGCGGCGCTCCTCAAACACCAATCGACAACGGGCAAATACAACAATCCAATGCCGGCAGAGGTGGCGGCCGACGTGACCGGCGCCTCGTCGAACGGAGTCAAGCCCCACCACATCAATCAGCTCTTGCGCGCGCGGCAACTCGATCGGCGCGCGCTCGCGAAGCCGGCGCCGCGCATGTGCCGGCGGTCGACGAGGCCGAACGAGGAGCATCAGTTCGACACGTCGGTCTGCTCGATATGGTATCTGGACGAACGCGGATCGCAGGCCCGCCTCCGCGTGAATCCGCAGGCGGGCAAGGACCAGAACAAGCCGGCGCGCGGGCGGCAGGTGATCCGCTACGTGTTGACCGACCATTTCACTCACTGCACGTTTGTGCAGTACCAGCATCGGCACGAGTCGTTCATCTCGTCGGCCGCGCATTTGCATGCGGCCTGGACGCGCAAGCGCGAGCCGGAGAAGTTTCCGTTGTGCGGCTGTCCGACGCGGTTGTATGTCGACCAGGGCGCGACATATCACAGCGGCCACATCCAACAACTCTGTGAGAATTTGGGCGTCGAACTCGTTGGTAAACAGCCGACGGGCACGCGCTCGAGGGCGGGGAAGCTCGGGCATCCGTCGGCGCTCGGCAGTGTCGAGTGCGCGCACTGGATCGTCGAGTCGCATTTCGAGACGCGGATGCGCGTTGAGAAACCGGAATCATTAGAAGAATTGAACGCGCGCGCGTACGAGTGGTGCGTCCAGTGGAACGGCCAGCAGATCCACCGTCGTTACGGGATGACGCGCTCGCAACTCTGGTCGACGATTCGCAGTGACGAGCTGCGCATTCCGCCGGCCGACCTGGCCGCATTCATGGCGCTCGCCGAGAAACCGGCGACATGCCACATCTATGGCGATCTCACGATCCGGTTCAAGGGGCGGCGGTATCTGCTCGAAAATATTCCGGTCGATCTTCGCGAGACGGACGCCGAGGTGATGTACTCGCCGTGGACGTTCCCCGAGGTGCGCGTGCGCGGGATCGATGGCGGCTATTATCTGGCGAAACCGCTGGCAAAGATGGACGCGCTCGAGGGCGGCTACTACGAGCATGCGGTCGCCACCGGTGATTTCCGCTCGTTCAAGGATACGACGACCGAGCGCTCGCAGAAACATGCCGAACGCAATCCGGTTGTTGACGGGCTGGACGCATTCCGGGGGTTCGCCGAGGGCATCGGGAATCTGTCGTTTATGTCGCGTGCGGGCGAGGAGATCCAGGCTGGGCCGGGGGCGCCGGTGCGCATGAGCATCTACCGGGCGCTCGCGCGGATTCACGAGGCGCTCGGGCGCGTGATAACGGTCGAGGAGAGCGAGGCGCTCACGCATGAGTACGGCGACTGGATGACGGCGGAGGAAATCGATGCGGCGATCCAGCGGCTGCAATCAACGGGAAAGCAACCACGGATTAACACGGATTTTCACGGATGAAATTTCATTTTGGATTTTAGATTTTGGATTTTGGATTTTGGTATTGGAAGGGGGCAAGGGGAAAGTGACTGAAACCGAATGGCTGCTGCAATGCCTGATCGAGGAATGTGCGGAGGTTCAGCACGCGATATGCACGGCGTTGCGGTTTGGGCTGAACGATCGCGATCCGAAGCACGCTCTCACTTTCGCAGATAGAAATCGCGACATCATTAGGCACGAGTTGGCCGAGTTGAACGCAGTGGCTCGCATGCTGACTGAACGCGGCGTTTTGGAGGAATGGGACGGAGACGGTCTCGATAGATGGATCGCCGACAAACAGGAGCGCGTACTGCATTACATGGAGTACGCGCGGAAGCGCGGGACGATTGAGAAGAAGAAAGGGCGCGGGGGGAAACGGTAATGCTGCTGCATGAACTGACGACGCACGTCGAGGTGAAAACACAGATCGCGATTTTCGCGAACTGCCGACACATGGACATCGAGGCATGCGGCGGACATCAGTGCTTCCTCTGCAGGAAAAAGCTCGAGAATGCGTTGACGGTTCGTGCGGTGCAGGTGGGCTCGTCGCGGTTGCAGTTGACGTTCGACTGTTACTATGCCTGCAAGGAGAAGAAGCCCTGCTATTTGGGAGAGAGCGTTCCGGCGAAAAATGGTGCGAACAAGAGCGCGAAGACGGGCCAGGGGAGGGGTGAATGAATCGAATCAGTCGGCACAATCCGGCACATGAACTGCTGCGGATCAAGCTGCAGCAGGCGGGGCTGTCGTATCGGGATGTGTGCGCCGCGCTCGGCTGCTCGAAGAGCCTGGTGTCCCGCTTTTTCAGCGAGGGTTACGAGCCGCCGTCGCTGCCGCATTTTTGCGAGCGCGTCATCGCGCTGTGCAACGAGCGCGGCATCACAATGGAATCCGCGGGTGAGGGTAAATACTGGAGGGATGACGAGAGAATGAAACGGGACGAAGAACGCATCCAACGGCAGTTTCTCAGCAGGAAATGCCTGAAACATTTCGGCATGGAGTTCGATTCATTCTACGAAAAGAACGAGCCGTATATCTCGAAAGAATTTCGCGTGGTCGCCGAGGACGTGATCGAGAAGATCGACCGCGTCGCATTCAGCGCGGTCATCGGGCAGGTGGGCTGGGGGAAATCGACGCTCGTGCAGCATCTGCGCGAGCGCATCGCGAAGGAGCTGCCGCACGTCGTGCTCGCCGAGGTCTCGGTCGAGGAGAAGCGGGATATCGGGACGAGTGCCGTTCGCGATGCCGTACTCGAGGCGCTCGATGCCGAGGAGATTCTCGGCGGCCGGCAGCGGCGCTCGAGCGGTTTTTGGAGCATGCTCGCCAATGTGCGCGAGGAGGGCCGCGTCGTCTGCGTGATCGTCGACGACGCGCAATGGATCACGCCGCGCATGTTCGCGCAACTCAAGATTTTCTCCGAGAAAGAGCACGGCTACCGGCGGCTGCTCGGGATCCTGCTGGTGGGCCAGGCGCCCGAACTGACGCACCGGCTGAATGCGATCCGCGCCGCCGGCTGGCGCGCGCACCGCATCTATCTGCACGGGCTGGCGGCGGAATCGAAGAATTACATCGAGCAGCGCCTCCGCGTTGCCGGCGCGGCGCCGTCGCAGGTGATCACGCCGCCGGCGCTCGCGCGTCTGTGCGAGTTGATGACGGAGCGCCACCTCGATTACGCGCTGCCGCTGTCGGCGCTGATGAGTTGGATGTGCACGCGCGCGTACGAGCGCGGGCTGCGGGCGGTCCCTCGCGAGATGGTCGAGGAATTTTTTACGCCGGTCGACGCTCGATACGCTCCGACGCGAGTCGAGAGTCGGGACAAGAGCCTGAGCGCGACACTCGGCGGCGGCGAAAACAACGCGAGGCAAATAGCATGAAGGAGAGTCGGACCTGTCGGACGGGTCGGACAGGTCGGACAGGGAGAGAAAGAATGGACGATCCGAAGCTCGAGATACACCTGGAAGCGCACTTGGTGAGTTGGCCGTCGATGGTGGATGTGCAGCTTGCGGGTCGGCGGCAGCTCGTGGAGTGGCACCGGTTTCTGCCGGCGGCGAAAACGGACGAGCAGCTCCTCGTCATCGCCGCGATCATTAATAGGATTTGGCCGACACGGTATTCGGAGAACTGAGCATGAAAGCGTTGACTCTTTGGCAACCATGGGCTACTCTCATCGCCCTCGGCCATAAGAAGGTCGAGACACGCTCGTGGAACACTCATTACCGCGGGCCTCTGGCAATTCATGCTGCGAGGATATTTCCGGCATATGCTCGCAGATTTGCGGAAGAAGAACGTGCAAACGGGAGGCTTGTGAAGCGAATTCCTTTCGGGGCAATAGTGGCAACGGCACGGCTGGTTGATATTGCCGGCACAGGAGCCGCGCAATATTCGGTTTCAGCGCTGGAACGGCATCTAGGAGATTTTACGCCGGGCCGTTACGCCTGGTTTTTGACCGATATCCGGCCGCTGCCCGAGCCGATCTTTTGTAAGGGCGCCCGAGGGCTTTGGGAATGGAATGATGCACCAAATCACACCGGGTGAGGGGGGGATATGGCGCGGAAGATCGGGACGTGCGTGAAATGCAAGCGGGCGGGCGTCGAGATACAGGGGCGCGACCTGTGCAAGGCGTGTTATCAAGTGGCGATGCGGGCGGGCGAGCTGGAGAAATATGCGCGCCACCGCATGAAGCGGAAAATCCCCCTTAGTCCCCCTTTGTCAAAGGGGGGAACGGCGCGTGCTGATAATGGGGACACGACGGGAGTCATGTCCCCATTGTCCGGGTCCGGCGAATTCAAGCGGCGCAAGGGCGGGCTGGCGGCGAAGTCGGGGAAGGACGAGCCGCCGACGTGGGGCGCAAACGGTCCGCTCGTGCAGGTGGATGCGGTCGAGCGCGAGAGCGAGGCATTCGGCATTTTGGCGTCGACGCTTCGGGCACTCGAGCCGGAGGCCTGCGGGCAGACGATGCTGCATCTGTGCGCGACGTTCGCCAGGGAGATCCGGAAAGCGAAAGAGATTTTAACCACGGATTAACACGGATTTTCACGGATGTAGGGGCACGGCATGCCGTGCCCGATAATCCGCAGATTTCACAGATTAACGCAGAAAAAAAGGAGGTCTGTTAGATGGCTGCACGACAAAAAGCGAAGGGTGCGACGACACTGCAATCATGGGAAGAGGCTGACAATGCGCTCAAGGAGATCGGCGAGCTGACGCGCTATATCGAGGACGAGGAAGCGCGCGCGACCGAGCGGATTCAGGAGGAGAAGGAGACCCTGAAATCGCGCACGATCGAGCAGCTCGCGCGCAAAAAGGCGCTGCTGCATGATCTGGAGGAGTTCGCCAAAATCAACAAGGACCGGCTCCTCGAGGAAACGAAGGGGAAGAAGAGCATCGACCTGACGCATGGGCGACTCGGCTTCCGGAAGAGCTCGAAGATCGTGTGCCCGAAAGGAATGATCGGGAAGATTGCGGAAAAGCTGGCGTCGGTACCGGGCCTGAAAAGTTTCGTTCGCGTGAAATCCGAACTCGATAAGGAGGAGATCGGCAAGTTGTCGGACAAGGATCTCGAGCGCAGGCTCGGCAAGTACGGCATCACCCGCGACACGAGCGACGAGTTCTGGTGTGAGTCCGCTGTCATCACGGCGAAGACGTTGCCGGGCGCGGCGTAGGCGCCGACGGAGTTTTCAGGGGCGCATGGGCCGCGCCTGAGGTGTGGGTGAGATGGTGGGGACTATCGAGCGACAAGGCGCGGCCCGCGCCCAAATCCCAAACGGATTCTTTAACCACGGATTAACACGGATTTTCACGGACCGGCGAGTCGCCGGAAACGGAGAAGGGACAATAAAAAATCCGTGTGAATCTGTGAAAATCCGTGGTAAAAAATCATGACTAAATTCGATGACCGGAAGCGCGCCAGGCGCGCGAAAGCTGACGCGGAATGGGAGAAAGAGGTTGCGAGGGAAGGGCGGGCGCCGTGGCAGCGGGCGGTCCTGGTGGATCTGCGCGAGATCTCGGAGGGCCTCCGCGAGATGACCGTGCGCGTGTTCGATTCGATCGACGAGGGAAAGCGGCGGGAGTATATGCAGGGATTGCAGGCGCTGAAGGCGAAAATCATAAATCTAAGGGAAAAGATTTTATGAAAAGCAACCACCAAGGCACAAAGACACAAAGAAAAAATCCATCGAAAATTGATATGAGTCGTCGGACGAACACGGACAGACACGGACGGAATGGACGGCCGCTGTCGGATGCGTTGCGCAAGCGCATCTTCGCGGCACTCAAGGAGCGAGGGATCGACGACGAGTTGCGGCATGAGGTGCAGTATGCCGCGACGGGGAAAGCGAGCCTGAAGGATTTCACGACCGATGATGCGCGGAGATTGCTCGAGCATCTGGGCTGCCGGGATCCGCGGGGACACGACCGGAGTCATGTCCCCGCTCGCGAGCGGCGGCGGCGGTATACGGATCCGCGCGGGATCACGCATATCCACGTCGCGCCGACGGTGCGGCAGGACTCGATCCGCTACGCGTACTCGCTGATGTACGACATCATCTCGTATGAGAAGAGCCTCGCCGAGATGGGCGAGATGGATCTGCCGCCGATGTGGCAAGCAAAACCCGGTCCGCGCCTCGATGGATGGGCGGCGATGCTGACAAAAAAAGAGGCGGTCGCCGTCTCGATGTTGATGGAGGAGGAGGCCAGCCGGCTGATTGTGCAGTTGAGGAATCGGCTGGGCTGGCTGAAGAAGAAAGAGATGTCGGACAAGTCGGACGCGTCGGACGCGTCGGACAAGGCGCGCAAATGATCGAGATAGATGACGCGCAGCTCAAACGCATGGGGTTCTCGGGGCGGATTGTGCTGTGTTTCGATCAGGGAGTGCTGCAGCATATCCGGCCGGAGGAGACCGGCCACGTGCTCAGCGATCCTCTCGTCGCGGAGAAAATGGAGAAATACGGAATCCATCTGAACACCAGCGCGACCGGGCGGGCATCGAGCTGATAGCCGCGCAGCTCTCCCGTTGATGTCCGCCCGGCCCCTCCTGCGGCGAGTCGCCGCCGACGGGGCAGGTTGTTTAGTATCCACTTGACATCCACAATATCTTGTGGTAAAATCGCGGTAAATTAGAGATTAGCGCCCCAGGCTTTGGGAAGACCAGGCCCGGCGCGAGCAGTACCGGGGACACGACCGGAGTCATGTCCCCGATAAAAGCTGCTCGCGTCGGGCCTTTTGGTTTTTACGGCCAGTCGACATCGGAGGCACGCGGATGACCGAACCTAAAGCGCCGCGCGAAAACGGCGGCAAAGTCTGGTGTTTCGACAAGCGCATCGTCATCTCCGACGTTATCAAGATTGGCATCCTCCTCTTCGGCATTATCGCCGCCTATTTCGCGATGGATTCCCGCCTCGCGCTCGTCGAATCAGCCGTCGCCGATCAAAAAAATTTTGTTACGCTGCGCGAGCATGAGTTGTCACTGAAAAATATCGAGACGCAGGTGTGCGAGATCAACCGGCGCCTGGCCGGCATCGAGAAGAAGATGGATTCCCGCCTGCGCAGGAATGACAGCTAAGGAGAGATCCGTGTTAATCCGTGAAAATCCGTGGTTAAAAAACATCCGTGGTTAAAAATCCCATGACACAACTCGATCGCAACATGCAGCTCACGGACCATTTCGATATCGGCGAGTTCCTGGTGTCGGCGCAGTATCCGGCGCTCGCGGACGCGCTGCAGCCGTCGCCCGTCCAGGTGACACGCGCGTACCTGTTGTGCGCAACGATCCTCGAGCCCGCGCGCGCGCACCTGAATCAATTGATGGGAAAGCCGGAGATCGGGCTGTTCATCACGTCGGGCATCCGCAGTCCCGAACTCAATCGGGCGGTCAAGGGCTCGAAGACGAGCGGGCATATGGTGGGCGGGTTCTGTGATTTTATTGTCGGACCAGTCGGACATGTCGGATCCCGCGAGGCGCGGGACTTCGGAGGCCTCAGCAAGTGCAAACAAAACGAGTTGCTCCGCAAGGTGTTTAACTTCATGCGCGACGAATTGCCGCACGCGTGGATCGAGCTGAAATTGACGCTGCGCCAGGACGAGGACAAATCGTACATCCACGTCGGGCTGCCGTATCCGGGGAGAAAGCGACTGCTGAAGGTTGTCGAATGATAGGCACAAAGAATCTGGAGTCGCGGATTCAGACGCTCGATTTCATCCTCTGGAAAGGGTGGCCGGCGAATCCGCTGAATCTGTTTGCGGGCGCGATCCAGCTCGCAACGCGCGGGCCGTCGCACGTCTCGATCGCGCATCGTGCGGGCGCGCGCCTCACACACTTCGAGGCCGTCGCGCGCGGGTTCGTGCAGAATCCGTTCAGCCTGCGCAAGCGCGGGATTCTCTGCATCATGCGGCTCGATTGGGAAAAGCTGTTCGAGTCCGACGCCCTCGGGCGCGCGCAGGAAATCATGATCTACCGCATGTATGAGATGGCCGACGAGGAATGGGACTACGGCTGGGGCAACATCATCTCAGCGACCACGAAAATATTGTTTCGCTATTCGACGCCCACGCGCAAGCCGCTGCTGGATGACAGCGATTCGGTCATCTGCTCCGAGGCCGCGTCGCGCGTGGCGAATTTGAAGGGGCTGCCCGGCGTGCGCGTGCCGTACGAGAACGCGATCACCGCGAGCAACATGCGCGACGCCTGGGTGTGGCCGGCCCATTTCCTGAAATCGCCGAATCTGAGGAGGGTGATGACGCTTGCGTAAACCGAGCTTTCGGGCACGGCATGCCGTGCCCCTACTGATCTTCCTGTTTGTCGCCGGCTGCGCGACGGTTGCGACCGTCTCAGAGGATGGCCGCACAATCACGCTGAAGAGTCCGCCGTTCACGAATGCGTCGGCGGAGTTTCCGGACGGCCACAAGATCTCGAAGGCGGGCGCCGAGATGCCCGACATCAACGCACTCTCGATCGATCCGACGATCAACATGCCGATGAGCGCGCCGGTCGACGCGCTGATGCAGGGAAAGTAATGAAGAGTCCAAAGTCCAAAGTCCAAGGTCCAAAGTCGTGCCGCAATTTGCATCCGAACGATCGGAGCTACATCGTCGCGCAGATGAGCGGGCTCGAGGATTCCGCCGCCGCCCGCTGCGCCGAGCGTCTCGCGAAGAAATTCGGGATCTCGAAGAAGCGGGTCTACGAGTTGACCGTCGCGGTCCGCCCGCGCAAGAGGCGCACGCGCTCGGACAAGAAACTCTTGGACGGAGATCTCAGGCGCTATATGGAAAACGCGGATAAGACGCTCGCCGATTACGACGAGTTGATCGGGCTGCTGCAAGCGCGCATGAAGGACAAGAAAAATACGGTCGAGCAGCACTCGCGTCTGACGCATCAGCTCCGCGCCTCGGAGCGCGAGCGCCTCGATCTGATGCACCGGATCGATTATCAGAAACGGATGGAGCAACTGAGCAGGCAGGATGCCTGCGCTACGGAGGAGGAAGAGCCGGCGCCCTCGATCATGGAGGAGTTCTGGCGCGGGTACCTGCGCGAGTGGGTGCTCGAAGCGCCGGAGAATGTGGCGCGGCTCCTGGGCTTCCAGGTGGCGCGAATCCACAAGAAAATGCTCGTTCACGTCGCAACGGCAAAGAGGCCGCTGACGCTGGCGCCGCGGGGCTTTGGCAAATCAACCATACTCACTGTCACGCGAGCGATCCATTTCGTTCTCAAGGATCACGACATCAGGGTCGCGATCATCTCAGAAACGGCGCACCAGGCGCGCGCGTTTCTTTATGAAATCATCAATATATTGATGACGAACGAGGATCTCATCTGGTTGTTCGGCAAATTTTACGACGGCAAAACCAAATGGACGGAGGCGCTGATCACGATAGCGCAGCGCAAGCGCATATTTCGCGAGGGCACCATCGAGGCGTGGGGCTTCGATCGAGCCGTCGTCGGCCGTCATTTTGACGTGATGCTCTACGACGATCCGGTCTCCGAGGAGAACGCGCGGACTCAGTACCAGCAAGAGCGCCTCGTGAAGAAATACAAGACCAAATTCCGGCCGTGCCTGATGCCTGAGGGCCGCGAGGAATTCGTCGGTACACGCTATCATTTCTCCGATATGTATCATACGTTGATAGCCGACGCGATCGTCGATTCCACGCTTGTGCTGCGCGCGATCGAAAATAAATCCGGACGCGAAGTTTCGGCCTGGCCTGGCCTGTTTTCCATTGCGCGCTTACGCAAAATCCGCGCCGATCTCGGCTCGATAATCTTCAATGCGCAGTATCAGAACGATACCGACGCGATGAAGGGCTCGATCTTCAAGTACCACTGGATGCGGTTCATAACGAGAGTCGAGATACCGCCGCTGGAAACCCTGCGCATCTTCCAGGGCGTCGACCTGGCAATTGGAACGAGGGAGACGAGCGACTATTTCGCGCATGTGACGGTTGCCCAGGACGTCAGAAAAAAAGAGTGGTATGTCCTCGACGCCTACGCTCAGCGTCTCTCATTCAGGCAACAGACGGCGACCATCGCGCAGAAGTTTCGACAGTTCGACGCGATCCGCGTCGCGATCGAGGCGAACGCATACCAGGCCGTCATGGCGCAGGAGGCCCGCGACAGCGGCGTGCGCGTGCGCCAGGTCATGACGCACAAGGACAAGGTGACCCGCGCGATGAAGCTCTCGGGGTTATTCGAGAACGGCCAGATCATTTTCCTGAAGGGGCTCGATGCACTCGTTAACGAGTTGCTCGCGTTTCCGGGCGCCGAGCACGACGACCTGTTCGACGCGCTCGATCTCGCGATTTCAACCGGTAAGGGCTCCGGCCCGATGGTGTATTAATGGGAATCGTTGAATGTGACATCAGAGCGTCGAGGATCGCGCAGGCCGGTTTTGCCGTGTTGGGATACAGGGCTGAATGGATTACCCCGTTTATAAACGTTTATAAACGGGTCGTAGGGCCTTCTGCAGTGGTGGGGACACGACCGGAGTCATGTCCCCAGGGGATTGCATAGTGAAAATCGAGATCGGACGGTTTAAGCTCAATTTCGAGGGCTCGGCGCCGCGTCAGAAATCATCGCAAACGCTGCCGCTGCTCGTGCAGGATTACGAGGAGAAGCTCGGCATCGAGCAGCCGTTTAATTTCCTCAATCCGGCGAAGGGCTACCGCAACGTCTCGTGGGTGTATGCCTGCGTGAATGCGATCATGACCGCCGTCGCGAGCGTACCGCTCAGCGAGTATCGCCAGCGCGGCTCCGAGAGCCGCCCGATCGAGGGAGCGATCTCGGAATTGTTTTGGAATGTGAATCCGTATCTCACGCGCACGGATCTCTGGGAATGGACGTGCGGCTCGCTCGAGCTCTACGGGACATCCTACTGGGAGATCGAGCGCAACGGCGCCGGCAAACCGATCGCGCTCTATCCGCTGCATCCGGCGCGCGTAACGATCGTGCCCGACAAGGTCGAATTCATTCGCGGATTCATCTATGAAGTCAACGGTCGCGAGATTGCGCTCGATCGTGAGGACGTGTTCCTCCTGAAATACTGGAATCCGGATAGCGAAAATCATGGCGAGCATTACGGGATCGGCTCGTACCAGGCGGGCAGCCGCATCGTCACGATCGACACCTGGGCGCAAAGCTATAACGAAAGTTTCTTTAAATATGATGCAACTCCCGGAGGCGCTCTCGAGACGGATCAGCCGCTCGATGAGGACTCCGCCAAGCTCGCGCGCAAACGATGGGAGGAAGTCCACAGTGGCCGGCAGCGCTCTCATCGCATCGCGATCCTGTCCGAGGGCCTGAAATACAAACCAACGCAGCCGACGATGCGGGATATGACGTTCGTCGAGCTCCGCAAAATGAATCGCGAGGAAATCTGCGCCGTGTTCCGCGTGCCGCCCGCGATCGTAGGCATATTCGAGTACGCGAATTATGCCAACGCAAAAGAGCAGCAAAGCATGTTCTGGAAAAACCGGATCGTGCCGCTGCTCGTGAAAATCCAGGAAGCGCTCAATCAAGGCTTCGTCCCGCATTTCAATGATTCGAGCCTCTACGTCGAGTTCGACCTATCGAACGTCGAGGCGCTGCGAGAGGACCAGAATCAGAAGGCGACGCGCGAGAATATCCTGGTGCGGTCGGGCCTGAGGACGATCAATGAGCTGCGAGCAGCCGATAATCTGCCGCCGGTCGAGTGGGGCGATCAGCCGCCGGAGCCGGCATCGCCGGGCATCCCGGGGCAGCTTGCGTTGCCAAGTCCAAGGTCCAAGGTCCAAGGGCCAGGGGCCAAGGTCCAAGGTCCAAGGTCCAAGAGCATCGGCCATTACGACGTGACGCGGCAGATGCCGGCGATTTATCGTCCGGCGAAAGCGCTGTTCGGCGATCTCGCCGCCGAGATGGTGCGCTGGCTCAAATCGGATGGGCGCCTCTCGCGCCTGCGCGCGTACGCGCAATCGACCGAGCCGGTGAAATCCGGGGGCGGAGCTGGACATGGGGACAGTCCCGAATCTACGACCGCAAAAGACGCGGTCCGTAATTCCGGGGACAGTCCCCTGCGCGACGCGAACCGCGATCGCGCAATCGTGCGCGCGCTGTTCTCCGGGTTCGATCCCAAAGAGATCGCGAGCAGTCGCCGCCTCGAGGCCGATTTCGCGGATCCGTATAAAAGCGTCTACGAGAAGGGCGCAAAATTCGGCGCCCGTAAACTGCGAGCTGCGGCCAAGGCGCTGAAGATGTCGGACCTGTCCGACCTGTCCGATGCGTCCGACAAGGCCGCCCTGTCGGACCGGTCAGAGAAAAAAGAATTCGTCCTGGTTGACGACAACATCCTCAAGCAGCTCGCGGATCGGCGCGCGTTCTGGCTCGCGCATGCGACCGACGAGACGTATGACGGCCTGCTCGAGTTGCTGACCAACGAATATTTCGGGCGGTACCAGCAGGCGACCGATGCCGAGCTCGTCGCCAAGATCCAGCGGCTCTTTAATTACGACACCGCCTGGCGCGCCGAGCGGACGGCGAAAACGGAGACACATCACATCGCTCAGAACGCGCAGCGCGAGATGTTCAAACGGGCGGACGTGCGCTACAACGAGTGGCGCCACAGTGGGAATCCGAACGGGCGCCCGAACCATATCGAGCTCGACGGAGCGACCATCAACGTTTCGGCGGGCGAGAAATTCCGCGTCGGCTCGTACTACGCCGACGGGCCGGGCGATCCGGGTCTCGGGCCCGAGGAGTCGATCAATTGCGAGTGCGACACCTGGCCCTCGATCGGCAAGGACGGCGAGTACGAGCTGCCCGACGAACTGTGGTCGGGCGATTAACCACGGATTAACACGGATTGTCACGGATTATGAAGATCAAGAATCCGCTCATATCGCGCGGCCTCGGCCGCAGGCTGAAAAAGGAGGTCCTCGGAAAAATGGAACTCGCTACCCGCCGCTTCGAGGTTCACGCGAAATTTCTGCCCGACTCGATCATCGAAGGGAAAGACTCCAAGGGCGCCGCCGGCATATTCGTCGAGGGCTACGCTTCGACGAGCGATCTCGACCGGACCGGCGAGATCGTCGAACCGGTCGCGTTCGCCGACTCGATCAAGGAGTTCATGGAGAATCCCGTGCTCTGCTATATGCATGACTGGTCGAATCCGATCGGCAAGATTGTCGATTACGAGATCACCGAGATGGGTCTCTGGGTGCGCGCGTTCATCTCGAGCGCCGCCGAAAATGTGATCAAGCTCGTCAAGGACGGCATCCTCCGCGCGTTCTCGATCGGCTACGACGTAGTCGAGGAGAAGACTATCGACGGCGTGCTGCATCTATTGAGGGTGCGCCTGTATGAGATTTCCGTCGTCTCCGTGCCGGCAAACCGGCATTGCTTGTTCAACCTGGCGAAAGCGGTTCAGCGCGGCAGCGACCTCGAGCCGACGCTCGATGAGATGCGGCGCATCCTCGAGGAAAACGACGAGCTGCGCGCCGCCTGCAAGGACCTATTCGATGTAGGGGCACGGCGTGCCGTGCCCGAACCCGACGCGTCCGACCTTTTCTCGCCGGCTGCGGTTGCGATCGCGGCCGCGGGCGAAATAGCGCAGGAAGAAAACGAAATCGCCGAAGCATTAACTCCCGCAATCGAGGAGGTGGCCGCCGCCATAAAGAACGACGAAATTTAGGGGCGCAGCCCCGCGATGCGCCGGCGATGCCGGCAACCGATAGTCCAAAGTCTAAAGTCCAAAGTCCAACGTCCATGAAAGGGAAAAATAGATGGCAACAAATCTTGACGAGCTCAAACAGAAAATTGCTGAGCTCACCACAGCAGTCCGCGAAAAGCGGAACGGAGGCACCGTCAACAACGACGCGATCCAGGCGGCAGTAAAGGCCGCACTCGATCAGCAGCGCGCCGGCCGCAAAGCCGAATTCGATGTCGGCGATAAATCGCTCGACGACGCTCGAGAGACGAAAGCTCTCGCGGTCGGCTACGACGATGTAATCGATCAGGCAAAGAGCGAAAAGGAAATGTGCGATTTCCTCTTCCTCGCTTCCAGGTTGTGCAACCGGCCGGTGCAATCGCTCAAGTTGTTCCATGAAGCCAAGCGATCCCGCCGCTTCAAGGCGATGGACACGGCAACCTCGAATGAGGGGTCCGACTGGATTCCGACCGGTTTCTCGTCCGAACTGATCCGCAAAGTGAATCTCGAACTGAGGGTCGCGAAATTGCACGATCGCATTACGATGCCGACGAACCCCTTCAAGATTCCGGTCGAGTACACCGACGCAACCGCCTATCTCGCGTCGGAATCGACATCGGATACGGCGACCAAGTTCACCGCCTCGACTCCCGGCACGAAAAACGACACATTCACAGCCGCGAAATTGGCGGTGCGCGTGCTCGTGTCGAAGGAGGTTCAAGAAGACGCGATTATCGCCATCCTGCCCTACACCCAAATGAAAGTCGTGAAGGCGCTCGCGGAGGCGCAGGAAGAGGCGACGCTCAACGGCGATACGACCGCGACGCATCAGGACTCGGACATCCACGCGCTCGGCTCGACCGATCGCCGCAAAGCGTGGAAAGGGCTGCGGAAGCATGCGCTCGCGCTCGGCACCGCCACCAAGGACCTCTCGACGTTCAGCGCCGACAATCTGCGCGCGCTCCGCGCCCTGATGGGCAAATACGGCGTCGACCCGAACAAGCTCGCGTGGATCTGCGGGATCATCACGTACCTCAACAAATTTCTCACGCTCGACGAGGTGCAAACCGTGGATAAGTACGGCGCGAACGCCACGATCCTCTCCGGCGAGCTCGGCAAATTCGACGGCATCCCGCTCATCATCTCCGAGTTCCAGCGCGAGAACACGAACGCGAGCGGCGTGTACGACGGCGTCACGACCGACAACGGCGTGCTCTCGCTCGTGTACCGGCCGGGCTTCCTGTACGGCGATTGCCGCAACATCACCGTCCAGGTCGGTCGCGAGCTCTACATGGAGACCGATCAGGACGTGATCGTCGCGACTCAGCGCCTCGACTTCGTCGACGTGATGGACGCGACCGCCGAGAAGATCGTCGGCCTCGCCTACAACATCGACTGCGCGTAAGAAGGCAAAGGTCCGGGGAGGCCTCGCCTCCCCGGAATAACACACGGAGGAAACAGCAATGTCTAAGCGACTCGTAATCGGCGTGCTCGTGTTTGTGTGCCTATGCGCGCTCATCGCGTTCGGCACCGCAGGCGCGCGCGCGTGGACCCTCTTTGATGAGGGCGGCCTCGATATTCACGAGGCCGGCATGACCGCCCCGGGCGATCTTGCCGCGCGCATCGCGCTCATGCAGAATCACACCACGTGGAGAAACAAATCCGGATCGTCCGTCGGCAACGGCGACCCGGTCCTTGTCGACGGCACCTCTCTCGAGGTCGTCGCCTCGGCGACGGGCGCCGACGATATGACGATTGCGGAATCGCTCTCGAGCGAGGGCGGCCCGCATTATCTGTTCGTTGCGATCGATGCGAACGCAGGCTCCGAGTTGACCGGCACGATCACCGGCACCGACCAGAACGGCGCGACGCAGACCGAAACCATCACGTTCGAGGCGACCGGCATCGTCGAGAAATCGACGATGTTCTGGAAGACCATCACCGACGTCGACCTGGCCAATCTGTCGGCTGCCAGCGCGACGGTCTATGCCTACCCCTGCAACGGATTCAAGGCGGCCACGTCGGATACGACCGCCTGCCTCGGGTACGCGACCGAGACGATCGCCGACAACTCTGAGGGCGAAATCGCAACGCGCGGTTTCGTCGGCTATGCCGCCGTTCGCGGCGCCGACATCTTGCCCGGCGACATCCTATCGCCCGCCGGCTCCGGCTACCTCGACGAGGATAACCAGGCGCCGTGCGCGATCGCGCTCGAGCCGTGCATCACGAGCGCGAGCGATGAGGTCATTCGCGTGCTGTGGTTCATTCCGCCAGGCATGATCGGTCTCACCGTCAACGAGACCGAGCTCAATTATCTCGACGGGCTCACCGCGAATTACGCCGAGCTGAATCTGCTCGATAACGTGTCTGGTCTCGTGCAGGGCGACTTCACGAAGCTCGCCGCAATCGACGCGACCGACACCGAGATCGACCGGCTCTGTGACGACTCGACGGTCAGTGCAGCCGAGATCAATCTGCTCGATGATGTTGCGGGCCTCGAAGCGGCCGATTTCACGAAGCTCGCCGCGATCGATGCGACCGACACCGAGATCGACCGGCTCTGTGACGACTCGACGGTAAGCGCAGCCGAGATCAATCTGCTCGATGATGTTGCGGGCCTCGAAGCGGCCGATTTCACGAAGCTGGCCGCGATCGATGCGACCGACACCGAGATCGACCGGCTCTGCGACGACTCGACCGTCACGGCAGCCGAAATCAACAAATTCGACAATGCCGGCCTCGGCATCTTCTTCTCGAGCGCCGTCGGCGCGTCGGACGTATGCAATGTCACGCTACGAGTAGTGGACGCGGCGGGCAGCGTCTATGTCACCGAGCCGTTCATCCTCACCGTCTGGCTCTCCGATGCGGCGGACGGGACCGGACTAACCGGGACCGAGGCGTCGGGGACGGTGGAGGCGGGCGCGTCGGGAACCGACCTGAATGTGGATGTTGCGAAAAAGTGCTTCAAGGTTATGACCGATACCGACGGCCAGTACATTCTCGAGGTCACCGATTCGGCCGAAACCGGCTACTATGTCGGATGCACCGTTCCCGGTACCGGCGGCTCTGCTGTCAGCTCTCAGATCGGATCTGCTTCATTCGCAGGCTACGGCAGTTAACGCGGAAATAGTGGGGACACGATTCTCTTCGTGTCCCCACATAACCATGGAGGATCACCGTAATGGCTCAGCTCACATATCACGCAACGCTCCACAAGGAATATCACGGCAACGACGGCGCCCGCGCCATCAGCGCGCGCGACGGCGAAACGATCACTGTCTCCGACGAGACGGCGCGCCGGCTGCTCAAAGATTTCCCCGGCAACTGGAAGCTCATCGGCAAATTGGCCGACAAAGCGCTCGAGGCCGCTCCCGAAAACAAGCTGCAAAAAAAGAGCAGAAATAAATCCGCGTAAATCTGCGCAATCTGCGGATAGGAAATCTTATGGCCCTGATCACCGCCGCAAACTACAAAACGTTCGCGTCGATCGGCGACGCAAACCTCGACACGCTCATCGCCGCGCTCATTCCACTCGTCGAGGCGCGCATCGCGAAGCACTGCAACCGGCTCTTCGAGGACGGCTCGACCGCGCGCACCGAGTACTTCGACGGCGACGGCCTCGGCTCGGTCATTGTCCCGAAATATTTCCCGGTCGGCGCTATCACGTCGCTGCACGACGATCCCGACCGCGGCTACGGCGATGCGTATCTGATCGATTCCGACGACTATGTCGCGTACGATAACCGGGTCGAGCTCGATGGCCTGGTGTTTGCCAGCGGCCTCAAGAACATCAAGCTCGTCTATGTCGGCGGCTACATCACGACCGGCGAGAGTGCCAACGTGCCCGACGACCTCAAGCTGGCCGTCTACTCGTTTATCTCGTGGGTCATTGCGCGCATCGGAAAAGAAGCGCTGCAGTCGGAATCGATCGCGCACATCAACCTCGCGCAGCAATATGTCACCGAGGTGCCGACGGATATTCGCGCGATGCTCGCATCGTACAAGCGGCACGCCTTCGGCTAATGGGGACAGACACCATTCTACGACCGCAAAAGGCGCGGTCCGTAAATGGAGTCAGTCACCCGGAGAAGTTCTTATGTCGCTCGAACTCGAAATCAACAAAAAGGATCTGCAGGATGTGATCGACCTGCTCGTGCGCACCGGCGCCAACGCCGAGAAAGCCACGCGCCGCGTCGTGTCCGATGCGACCACGCTCGCGTTCCGCCGCTCCCGCGAGATCATCGCCGGGGAAAACATCATCCGCACCGGCCACTACTCGAAATCCGTCCGCATGCGCCTCGAGGACGGCGACATGACCGGCATTGTCGGCAATGCCGCGCGCGATCCGAAAACCGGGTTTCCGTATCCGGTCGTCATCGAGGAGGGCTCGAAACCGCACATGATCACGCCGACCGTGAAGAAGGCGCTGCATTTCTACACCAAATCCGGCGAGGAAGTTTTCGCGCGCCGCGTCATGCATCCGGGCACGAAGCCGCGCCACGTGTTCAAGCGCGCCGCCGACTACGCGCTCAAAGAACTCCCGAAACTCGTGCGCAAGGCCCTCGATAAAATGGGAAAAGCATGATTCCAAGGTCCAAGGTCCAAGGTCCAAAGTCCAAAGTCCATGGCGACGACAATTGACAGGTCAGCGATCGAATCGAACCTGAACACGGTGCTCTCGGCCGACTCGTGGCTCGGCTCGGCCGATCCGGTCCGCGTCAATTTGTTCCAGGCCGGCCTGCCGCCCCGATACGACGCCGCCAACGCCTCGACGTTCGGGATCACGAAGTTTCCGGCGGTCGTCTCGTTCGTGCGCGATATCCTGGGCGACGAGATCCGGAGCGCGCGGTCCGCGTTCGGCGAGTACATCAATCATGTGCCGTGCGCCGTCCTCATTCTGGATGTAAAGGCCACTGCGGCCGCAGCGCTCACCGCCGCCGTCGATATCCGCGAGCAGGCCGAGCGCGTCGTCAGAAAACAGCGCACCTCGACAAAGAAATGGAACGGCAGCGGGCATACCGATCCCGACTCGATTCGCGCCGGCGTCTCGATCCTGCCACACGGCTCGAGCAATTGGTGCGTCATCGCCGAGGTTTTGCTGGATCTCATTGCGTTCACCGACATGGAAACATAAGGAGGGATTATGGCATCGAGAGTTATCGTACCCGAGGCGACGGTGTTCAATGGCCGCCTCAAGGGCAAATGGAAAAAGGGCGCCGTCCTGGAAAACGACCGCTACTGGCAGAAGTGGCCCGACCTGTTCGAGCAATGCGAATCTACGAGCCCTAAAAAACGAGGGCTCCGTAATTCCGGGGACAGTCCCCAGGGCGGAGGTGATACCGAATGACGAACCTGTACGACGAACCGACCTATTTCGCGCTCGGTCGCGTGCGCGAGACGACGTACGGCACCGGCATTGCCTGGGCCTCGGCATCGCCCGTCCTGCTCAAGCACGAGGAACTGCCCGTCTGGGCGAAGCCGCGCCGAATCGTTACCGACAAAAATATCTTCACCGGCAAAAAGGGGATCACCGAGCGCGATATCCGCTCATGGGACGTCGCGCGTACGCATCAAGCGCGGCTGCTGCCCGATCCCACAATCCTCCTGATGGCGTTGCTCGCGGGCAAAGCCGCGGGCGGCACCCCGAACGTTACGGCCTCGCAGCTCGGCGGCACCACCGCCTACAAGCATGTCGTGCCCGTCGCGCCCGCGCTGCCCGAGGCGTTCTCGGTCACCGGCTGGCAGGCGAATCCGCTCACCGGAAACAAGGTGTTCGCCGGCATGACCTGCAAATCGCTCAAAATCTCGGCGAAGGAAGCGGATTTCGTGCGGCTGTCAGCCGAGCTCGTCGGCGACGGCTCGATGGCGGCCGGCGTCGATATCTCGGCGGGCGTCGCTCCCAGCGGCGAATCGTATCTGTCGTGGGAGGACTGCGATCTGCTGATCGGCGGCACATTCTCGGGGACCGACGTCTCAGGCGGCACCTCGATTAAAACCCTGGTCAAACAGGTCGATCTCGCGATCAATGGCGGACCCGAGACCGAGTTCCAGATGGGCGGCGACGGCGACTACGCCGACGCGGCCATTATCAAGGATCTCAAACCCGAGAATCGCGGCGTCCTCGATCTGACGTTCAAGCCGGCCGACACGACGTATCTCGATTATCTCGCGGCCGAGACCGAGGCCGTCGCCGAATTCATCATCACCGGCGCGCTCGCCGACACCGGCTACTATTTCGAGTTGTCGTGGATATTCCCGGTCGGCCGCGTCATGAAAGCCGACCCGAACCGCGACGGCAGCATCATGACGGCCGACATGTCGATCGTCTCGCTCAAGGATGACAGCGCCTCCGATCATCCGGAGATCTATTTCTACGGACAGAACAAGGCAACCGCATACCTGGCCGCCGCATAACGGCGAGAGAAAGGAAAAAAGAGCATATGGCGCTCATACCAGAAAAATCCGACAGGCTCACGGTTATTTTCACCGCGCCCGACGGCGACGAGGTGACGTTTATTTTTGAGACGCCGACCGACGAAGAGAAGGACAAATTCCGCCGCAAGCGCCTGCGACTGCGCGGCAACAAGCTCTTCAACGATTACGACGTCGACGTCGCATTCGTGAATCGCCACCTGGTCGGCTGCGAGAACGTCTATTTTCGCGACGAGAATAAAAACGTCGTCAGACTCGATCCGGCTGTCCATACCGATTGGAAGCAGCGGATCCCGCGCGACTGGAAGCTTTCCGTGGTCACTGCGTTCCTGCCGACCAACTGTGAAATCGCGGGCGGAGAAGAGCCGGAAAATTTTTAGTCGAATTCCTCGAGCTCGATCCGCCTTATAAGGACCGGCTCGCGGAATGCGAAAAGGGAGAGAGCGATGCAGCCTGCCAGAACTGCGACCGATGCCCGCACGCCGGCACCTTCGATCGGTTCCCGCGTGAATACGCGTTTGTGGTCGATCGATTGCGACAGGGTATCGCGCGGATCCGGCTGGCGCCTCATCTCGCGCAACTCTATTCCCTCGAGGAGATCGACCTCATGACGATCATCGCAGCTCACGATGAGAGGAAACGCATGGAGGCAATGTGGCCGAAGAATCGGTAGTCATCCGGATCACCGGTAAATATATCGACCAGGTGAGCGCCGGAATTGATAAAACGATTTCGGGGCTGAAGAGCGTCGCGAAATACGGCGCCGCTTTTGCGGGGGTGCTTGCCGGCGTCGGCACGGCCGCCGTTATCATGGCGACCGATCTCAACGCCTCGATGGCGAACGTCGCGACGCTGATTCCGAATGCGACCGAGCGCGTCGAAGAGCTGAAGCATGAGGTGCAGGATCTCTCCATCGAGACCGGCAAATCGACAGAGGACCTCGCCGAAGGGCTCTACCAGGTGGTCTCCGCTTTCGGCGATACGGCCGACTCAGCCAAGATCTTAGAGACCGCCGCTAAAGGCGCTACCGCGGGCGTGGCGACCACGACCGATGCCATCAACCTGCTCTCGGCCGTGACGAAGGGATACGGCGACACCTCGGCCGAGGCTGCGCAGAAAGCGTCCGATCTCGCATTCACCACCGTCAAGCTCGGACAAACCACGTTCCCGGAGCTCGCAGCCTCGATCGGAAAGGTCGTTCCGCTCGCGTCTCAGCTCAAGGTATCGCAAGAGGAACTATTCGCCACGTTCGCGACGCTGACCGGAGTCACCGGCGGGGCCGCCGAAGTTTCGACGCAATATTCGGCCGTTCTGCGAGCCATGATCCAGCCGACTGAGGCAATGATGATTGCCGTCGAAAAGCTCGGCTACGAGAGCGCCGCCTCGATGGTGAAACAGCTCGGCATGGCCGAAGCGATGCGTCAGGTGATGGCGAGCACCGACGGCTCAGAGGAAGCTGTCGGCAAGCTCTTTGGCAGCGCCGAGGCCCTGACCGCTGTATTCGCGCTCACCGGAGGCCAGGCTGAGGTATTCAATCAGAAGCTCGCAGCGATGCAGCAGGCGGCCGGTGCGACCGACGAGGCGTTTAACGAGCAGGCGAACGGCGTCAATAAGCTTGGCTTTATGTGGGAGCAGCTCAAGGCGAAGTTTACGGTCGTCATGCAAAACATCGGCGACGCGCTCATCCCGATCCTCATCCAACTCGGCGAGCAGCTTATGCCCATCATCGATCAGGTGGTTACATGGAGCACCGAATCCGACCAGCTCACGACTATGCTGCAAACCGTCGCGGATGGCGTCGCAGATCTTATCCCGTTCATCGCATCTTTCATTACCGGCACCGGCGACGCGAGCGCCGAGATGAGTAACCTGCAGGCCATCATAGAAGGAGTTATATGGTGGCTGAAGAAAACCGGAGAAACCTATACCTGGCTTGTCGATGTCTCTGCAAAGGCGATCGAATACATCGTGTACGGACCCGACAAGCTTGCGCGCGCATGGGATACGGCGATCCTCCAGATTCGCGCCTGGTGGACCGATTTCTGCTCCTGGATCGAGGGGCTCTGGGACCGGACCGCAGGCGTGCTCATCGAGAAGGCCGAGGACCTCTGGTCCTGGCTCAATCCCTTCGCCTCGCATTCGCCGTCGGCCGTCGCGCTCTTTTCCTCCGGCATCGCTCAGATGCGCGCCGATTACGACTCGCTCTATGCGCACGTGGCGCAGAGGCCGCTCTTTCACGGATCGAGCCGGGGACATGACTCCGGTCGTGTCCCCTCGGCAACGACGACCACCAGCAAATCGTTCGCGATCACGGTTAACCCGAGCGGGCGCGGTTATCAGCGCGCCGACTCGATGCGGTCCGCCCGCGACATCGCCAACGAGATCTCGCGCCTCGAGCGCTCCGGAGTGTTTGCATGAAGAACATCAACCACGGATTAACACGGATTGACACGGATTAATTTATGTCTGTAATCTTCACAAAAAGCGCTACGACGTACACCATTCGCTCGCCGCTCTTCCCTTACCGCGTCGAGTTCCTCTCGAATACCATCAAAGAATTCACCGAGGGCGGCACCGTCATCACCGAGGAACTCGCTGAGGATGTCGAGGTGATCGTGTTGCGCTTCGAGAGTCTCTCGACGACCGAGCGCGATAACCTGAAAGCATTTTTTGCGACCACACTCGAGAACGGATCGCTCACGTTCACGTTCACCGGTCCCGACGCCGTCGAGCATACCGCGCGCTGGATGGATGAAACATTCGATTTCCAAATGGACTCCGAGGGGCTCTGGTCCGGCGACATAACCCTGCGCTACGAATGAAATCATTAACCGCCTCCGCCGAAACCAAGCGGGCCGCCACCGAACGCGGCGTGCGCGCGGTCCTGCAAATCGATTGGGCGCGCGACTCGTCGTGGTCCGGCAAATACTCCGACCAGGCGCTCACCGTCGGAGACGACGCCTACTCCGCCTACGTGCAGTCCTGGGGCTCGTTCAACTGTTCGCTCGACGCGCAGAAACTCGGCAGTATCGACGACCTGCAAGTCACGTTCAAGATGGACGACACCGCCTCTTTTTATTCCGACGTGCTCACCTCGTACGACGCCGAGGGCACGCCCGTCCGGTTCGGGCTGTGGTTCACAACCACCGTCGCGGCCGACATCGTGTGGCTGTTTTACGGCGAGATCAACCGCGTATCCGAGATCTCGGCTGACGGCGTGAAGGTGGATATCGTGCAGTTCGGCCTCACGAAGAACCGCATCATCCCCGAGCACGAGATCAACCTTATCGATTTCCCGGATGCGCCCGACTCGGCGATCGGCAAACGGATCCCGCTCATCTACGGCAACGTCGAAAAGGTGCCCGCCATCCCGATCACAGCCGCGCGGCAGACCGACCTCTATGGCTCGCACGGCGTCGCGGATACGACCATCCGCGTCTACTCGGTCGATGGATTCCCCTCGGCCGGCACGATCAAGATCGACGATGAGGAAATCACATACAGCTCGCTCGACAACTCCTACAGCTATCTCGGCGCCACCATCGCCGCATTCCTCGGGTGCACGCGCGCTGCCAACAGCACCGAGGCCGCCATCCATCAGCACGGCGCCGTCGTCTCCGAGCAAGTCGACTCGAGCGTTTTCGTCGTTGCCGATCATGCCTGTAAATCGGTATCGATGGTCCGGATCGCCGGCCAGCTCGATGAGGATATCGCATGCGTCGCCAATACGAATGATACCACCACGCTCAGCGGGCGCACCCTCGCCACCATCGCGTTTAGCGGAGAGCCAACGTACAAAAAAATCAGCGAGGCCGAGGTCGTCCAGAAAATATTTCCGAATGACGCGGGCAGCGAAAACGCAAACGACGACTGGCCGAAGGCTGTCGACGAGGTCGAGGCCAATACCTACACCGAAGTCACCCAGGCGCAATCTCCGCTGGTCGTCAAATGCGAGACCGATTATCAGCCCGGAGATACCGAAGACGTCGACATCACAATCGATACCATGGTGCATTCCGGCTATCCAGATCAAAATTACGTCAGCGCAACGACTATCAGCGCCGATTATGAGGGGGGCCATTTCGCGCGCATCTATTTGCGCCTGGCCCGAGCAGACATTCCGCCGCGGTATTCGCAGGCCATCCTCAACCTCGATCGCAACACGGAGTACTTCTTTGACCAGACCGTTTATGTCACGCAGGCCGCCGCAACGTGGGACGCCGCCACGCTCACCTGGAATAATCAGCCCAACGGGACCTCCGGGCTCCCGACCGGCGACCTGCTCGGCTCGTTCACGTTCGCAAATCAAAATTTGTATGAGTTTACAATCCCATCCGGCGTCGATCTCGAAAAGGGCCTCGTACTGTGGGTCGATACCTCCGGCGCCGAAGGCGCGCGACAATCTGGATTCTGCTCGTCAAAAATGCCGGGGGCCGAGAACACTCCACCATATATCCAATTCATCACCGCCGAGGTGCCCGTCATCTCGACGCCCGACACCGGTCGCCTCGTCTCTGTTCATGCCGGCATCGAGTTCGCCACCTCAGAGGACTTCTCGACGGGCCAACTCCAGTGGCGCGTCGAAAAGCCGCTCGGCTCATCAATGTCGTGGCTCGATCTATGGGATCCGAAGTGGAAGCATTCGCGGCCGGCGACCGATACGATCGAGCGCGAAATATCCGCGCAAATCGCCGAGGCGGGCGGCGCCGCGCAGTTGCCTGTGTGGAATTTCGCGGTCAGTACATTCACCGTCACGAATGTGCTCTCGAAAGCCTATTATTCCGGGATTCTTGGTTATGCTATCGCGACCGATCCATACTGGGAAACGGCCATGACGAGCTATCCGAATTCCGGCTCCGGACGCACGCCCTACGATTCCATCAAATGCACCGCTATCAATACTCCCGCCGCGGGCACCATCAAAAAGGTGCGCTGTAAATACCGCGCCGGCTCGTCCGGCGCCGACCCGGGCCGAATTCGACTCCTCTTCTACCTCAACGCGACACTGCTGCACAACACCGGATGGCTCGATCCCGACGATTCCGACCGCCACTACACCGCATGGTCCGATGTCTCGGCGAGCGATTACGACATGGAAACCGTGCTCACATCATCGAGCACCTACATCCTCATCGAGGCCGACGGCACCGGCTCCGCGGATCACGCCACCTACCTCTACATGGCCGGCATGGAAATCCAGTTCGAGCCGGCCGCAGGAATCGCATATGCACTCACCAACCTCACCACAACGAATTTTTTCGATGTCATCGCGCAAGGCATGCTCGATGCCGGCGACGACGACCCATGGGATTGGTTCGACGACGCGCACATCGCCGTCAGAAACGTCTCCTACGACGGCGAATTCCGCGTCTATAACCTCTGGTTTCGCGTCTCCTATCTCCCCATAGAAACCGTAACCTCCTCACTCTCAGACATCACCTGCGATGTCGAGGGCGTCGAGTCGGTGGGCGACGGCTCAGGCACACTCCTCGAAAATCCCGCCGACATCATCGAGGACATCATGCTGAATAGATTGGGGTTCTTGGCTGGCGATCTCGATGCGACATCGTTCGCGGCCGCAGTGACGGCGCTCAGCGATCGCGGCGCCAAATTCGGGTTCGCACTCACCGAATCGATCGACGGCCTCGAGCTGCTCGCCCAGCTCGCGCACCAGGCCAGATGCTGGCTCCGAGCCGAGGCCGCAGCCTACCACCTCGATCTCAGGCCGGCACCATTCGGGACGGCAGCTCGAGCCATATCGACCACCGGCGTCTCGGCCAGGCTGCCCGCCACCGGCCGACTCGTCCCGCTCGGGCTCGCCAACATTTTCAATCGGATCGTTTTGAAATATAAGAGGGATTATTCCGACGAATCGGATGAGCCGTACAAAGAGTCTGCGCGCTCCGACGATTCAGCCTCGCAAACGCTCTACGGCATCCGCGAACTCCATTTCGAGGGATCATTCATCCGGGATGGCGAGTACGCCCTCAATTTCGCGAATTGGCTATGCATGCAATACGCGCGCCGGCGCTCGCTCTACAAATGCAAAACGCTCGCGGGCGGCAACATCGATCTCGAGCGCGGAGACATCATCTCGATCACCGACGCTCGAGTCGGACTCACCGCCGTCAAAGGCGAACTGGTCGCCCTCTCATATCAGCCAGGCGCCGTCGCGCCCGACGGATCCGGACGCCCGCACACCCTCGAGCTCGTCGCCGCCCTCGAGCCCTACGTCTGGTCCTGGTCCGACTCGGGCGACGAGACCGGCGATCCGGGCGACGCAGGCACCTCATTCAACGGCGACTCGCCCGGCACCGATAGTGGAGGGTTTTATGCGGTGGGATGAGCCAAGCATCGTCAGACCTGTCAGACCTGTCAGACCCGTCGGACCTGTCCGACCTGGAGCTTCTTGATGCAAATACTCGCTCGGCTCTCGCCCATAGGCAGGTGGCACATACGCGGCTCGGTCGCGCCCAGGCAAACCCTGCCTGCGGCCGCCACCAATCCGCAGGCGTGGGACTCCGACCGCTCGCGCCTCCAGTTCGCGCTCTCGGACGGCACCACCGTCATGGAGCTCGATACCAACGGTAACATGTACCTCGCCGGCGACAAGATCGCGAGGCAAACCCTCGAATTCGCCGGCTCGGCCTCGACCGTCGGCAACAACGCCTCGATCGTGTGGATCAACATCGGCTCCGTACGAGTCGCGGAAATATCGACACTCGGCCTCAAACTCGCTTCGGATATTATCGAACGCGCAAGGGAGAGCTATTTGTTATGAGTCCACAGTTATGAGTCCACAGTCTACAGTCCACAGTCTACAGCTTAAAGGAGAAAATCCATGATTCGCTCTTTAATCCCCTCCAGCGGCGGATCGCCGCAAAAAAATCTTTCGCTTTTCCACGCTTTCCTTCGCTCCGCCAGCGGCGCTGCCGCTCTTTGTGTCTTTGTGTCTTGGTGGTTGATTTTTCTTCCCTCTTCCGCCTTTGCGTGGACGCCGACCGCCTCGAGCAACGTATCAGCCGGCGACGTCGTTGTCTGCGATGCCGACGCCGATAATGCCGTCGAGACGACCACCACCTCGGGCGCCGCCAAAGTCTGCGGAATCGCCATGGAAGCGAAGACCGCGGGCCAAACCGTTTTCGTTGTCGACCAGGGCGACTATGTGGCTGTTAATGCGGCGGCCGGCACCACTCGCGGGCAGTATCTGATCGCGCATACGGTCGCGGGCCAGTGCATCGGCGTCGACACGCTGCAGGACGGCGTGTTCGGCATCGCACGCACAACCGTCTCGAGCGGCCAGATCAAGGCGATTTTGCTGTTAGGTCTCGGAGACGCGGCCGCCGATGGGATCGCATCCGACGATCTCGACACCGAGGCCGAACTCGAAACGCAGCTCACCGACGTGGACGACGTGCACACTAATAATGACACGGATATGATCACCGAGGCCATGCTCGATGCTACCAATGCCGCCGCAGACGAATACACCCTCACCTACGAAACAACCGACGACGATTTCGAGTGGCACGCCCCCTCCGAATGGATCAGCGTTGACGATCCGCTCGTGTGGCGCGGCGGCTTTTTGCTCGATATCCTCGCCGATGGCATCAACGATCAGCATTTGGATTTCGGGAGTGGAGCGGATCAGTTTGATCTTGACGATCTCCCGGACGGATCGTCCTACGAGCGCGTGGCCGCCACAGAGCTTTCGAGCGGCATCTACAAGGACGCCACCACTGCGGTCAAAGGGATCAGCAGCTTTGTCAGCTCGTTCTTCTCGGTCACTGGCGGCGCGGTCTCGATCGCAAACGACGCGATCACCGAGGCGCTGCTCAAATCCGTCAATGCCTCCGGCGACGAATACATCCTCACCAAAGAGGATTCAACTGGTGATTTCGAGTGGCAGGCACCGTCAGAACTCATTGATACCGATTCAACGCTCTCCTGGTATGGCGGATTCCTCCTCGGCGTCACGCCCGACACCTACGCAGCAGCCGGGCACGACCACGACGCCGACTATATTAATGATGACGGCGACACCTACCTCGGAACGCACAACCAGACCGGCGCAACCGTCTATATGCCATATGGCACCGATTCGAGCGGGCTCGACCAGAACGGCGAATACATGCTCGATAGCGACGGCGACGCCGACAGCAACGACAAATTGAGCGGCCTGCCATTGCTGACACTCTTCGGCGCGGCTGCAAAAATTTACATGATCGGCATCGTTGACTCCGACCTCGATGATGCCGCCAACGGCTGGGGCCTGGTGCTGAACACAACAGCGAAACGGTTCGAGCTGGCCGAACTCCCCGGCGCCGCCGGCGGCGAAACCAATACGGGCGAAAATCTTGGCGCCGGCGTTGGTGTCTACGAGGGCAAATCGGGAACGACGCTACAATTCAATTCCCTGACCTCTCCGGACAGCACCGTTTCCATTTCCGAGGATGACCCGAACGATGAAATAGATCTCGAGGTGAACGGCATTCCGCAAACGGCGGGCGACGTGACCGTAACGTCTACCCATAATATAGAGGTGGATACCGTCGAAAATCAGCTCGTCATTGATTTCGGTTCGGGCGGCGATGAGGTGGACGGCGAGGCGGCCTTTTCGCCTATCCTGAAGGGCTCGATCGCGATCGATCCCGGCGCGTGGTACGACACGGACACGCAGGTATTCTTGACGGAAATCGGCGATGAAGCCCCAAACGGCATCATCATTGATGAGTGGAAATGCTCGTGCGACGTCGATCCCGATGTCGAGATTAACGCCAACCTGAAATACGCCGACGCATGGATCGGCCTGGCCAATTCCGCCGTGATAGACGCGATCGACACGACCAACGGCGCGAGCAGCGAGGATACCGACGCGAACATTAACGGCGGCGCCGTCGTCGCCAACGGGAAGGTGATTTACATCGAATTCGATGCCGACCCCGAAGGCACCTGCGTACAAATGATTTTCACCATGTGGTGGCACGTGGAGGAGGACTGATATGAGACGGCTAATTCTTATCCTGTTTCTCCTGCTGATTCCGGTCGGGGCATGGGCGGCTGAAGCGACATTGGGCGATTGCGCGGCATGCAGCGGGAGTTGTGCCGATGCTGGTATGCAGCAAGCATCCCCGAACAATAATTATGGAGCAAGCGCCACAAATATCATCGGATGGGGGGCAAGTTCCTCTGGTGAGGCTCGTCCGATTCTGCAATATCCGATTTCAACCGACGACATTCCCGCAGGCTCCACGATCAATACGGTAGCACTTAATCTCTATGTGGTGACCGCAAACAATAGCGGCGTCAACATCATCTGCTTTGGGTTGGTCGATGCGAACAGCGCGTATGTCGAGGGCGCGGGCGATAACGCGACGGCGGATGATCCCACAGATGAATGCTCATGGGGCTACCTGGCCTATAATGAAACCGTATGGACTGGTGGCGCGGGCATCGGTGCGGGCGGGTTTGACGCCACAGCCTATGGCAATGTGTCAGGTGGCACGACCGGCGCGAAGCAAATTAGTTTCAACGCGACGGGTATAGCATATGTTGAGAGCAAAATTGGATCGAGCGTGGCATTTCGGCTTGCAACAGATACGGCGTTTTCAGCGTTCAAGAATAGCGTCCTTGGCATGTCGGAAAACGCGACCGACGGTTATAAGCCAACCTTGGTGATAAATTATACTCCACCAACCGTGGCGGCACCGCAGATTATCCATTGGGGAAATTGGTGAGAGAGGACTTAAAGGGAAAGCTCGGGATGGTCTTGTTGCAGTTTGCGATAAGCTTGAATTCCCAAGTGGATGCCGTCAGGACTATCAATCTCAGCATACTGGGCAATCTCTTGGTAAGTGATTATATGGACGGGAACCTTGAATCGTAATTTTAGAACCATAGAGAGATTGTTGATTTCTGCGGCGATTATTTCGTCTGGAAACCCCAAGCCTTTTGCGGCAGTCCCGGCAATGATCACAAAGTGCTTAACCTTATAATCAATCGGCAAGTGCGGGATACGTTCTGCAAGGGCATGAACTGGCGCTCCGCAGATTGCCAGACGCGGGTAGGGATAGGGAGCAAGGGCAGCGATAGAATCACCGACAAGGACAATTTGGCCGTCATTAGAACCGGCTCTGGCAGAAAGCACGAGGAAAAGGGCTAGCAAAACAATGGCAAGAGCGATTATTCGTTTCATTTTCCCCTCCGATCTGCGGGATCTGCGGATCGGAAAAATCCGTGAAAATCCGTGAGAATCCGTGGTTCAAACGGGTTAAAAACATTGTATCACGTCCAACGTCCAATGTCCAATATAGGAGGATGCCATGCAAACTGTAAAAATCCCTGAAAATTCGTGGTTCAAACCGTTCCTCTTCCTCGCGGCCGCGATCGTGTTCCTCGGGCTGCTGATTCTGCTCGATCCCCCCGTGCCGGCATGGGGCTGGGGCACGCGCCCGAAATGCGAGATATCCTATGCGGCGCACGATCATCAGGCGTGGAAAACGCGCGCATTCATTAGCGTCCAGGGAGATGGAGACGCCGACGCCCTGTTCCCGCTGTACGTGCTCGGAGGCAGATATGCGTACACCGACTGCCCGGACGAGCGATTGCCGGCCCTGGGGAAAGACCTCGATTTCGCGTCGACGTCCGGCGGGGTCGGCCTGAGTTTTCATCCGGAGAGCGAGTATGAGGTGCCCGATCGGCCCGGGCTCAGAAACCGGATGTGGGCGTATGTCGGGCTGAGCCGGTGGTACGACGCGGGCGGCGAGCTCGCCATGCCGGCGGGGGCGGTCATCGATGAGGAGACGACCGGGCTCGATTGGATATTCAGCGGAGAGATCAGGGTGAGTGCATCGGAAGAGGCCTGGCTCAAATTCGCGCGGGCGGGAGCGGTGCGGATCGGCGGGTGCGTGCTGGATACGGTCAGCCGGCGGACCATCGAGGTCGACGATCTCGTCAACCACTCCGCCTACCCCTGGCCACTCAGGCAGGCCACCATTTACCACGAGCGGCCCGATTACGTGTTGCTGCGGTGGTCGGATGTGCGCGTCGCAAATGGGCAATGGACACCGTTTCGGCTCGATTTGAGAGCCATCAGCGAGGCTGCCTCCGCGCGGATCCTCGGGAATCCGACCGAGCGGCGGTTGCGGTGGACCGAATTTGTGGTGGGCCCGGAGTTCCCCTCCGGAGCGGGCGAGATCACGCTCCAGGTGCGCGGCTTGCGCCTCGAGAGAGCCCCCGACCAGTTCCGCGACTCCCTCCGCCGCTCGCTCGAGGAAAACCGGGCACGCTTCAACCAGGAATACGCCAACGAGATCGAGCGGCTGACGTATTCCGATGAGGCCGACAACGCGATCGAGATCGATCCGGACACCCAGCTCGTTCCATGACCTTGGACCAGAGACCTTGGGCTTTGGACCTTGGACTTTAGACCCCGGGGACTCCCCTCTGAGGCCCCGGAAACATCCCCCAAACCACCCCCAAAATGCCGCCCAAATATCCCTAAAAAACAGGCCCTCATGGGAGGGCCTCATGTATCTATTGCGTAACTCCGCAATAGATGCGTAAAAAGCCGTACCCCCCTTTATCGCCAATCCTGCCCAATTTTTTCATTTCTGCACACAGACCTTGTTCAGCCCGAAGTTTGAGGCGAGGTCCTGCAATTTTTTTGATGTCGGGCACGTCGCAAGCAGAAGCTCCAG